CCGAGCAGGCCGCCGAACAGCGACACCCGGGTATTCAGGAACCCCCAGATGCCCCACAGCCCGTTGGCGGAATTCTCCGCGTCCTTCTGTGCGGCGGAGACGGCACGCAGCTCAGGTGGCAGCCGGCTCCACGCGCCGACCAGCAAATTCGCGGAAGCGGCGGCTGCGGCATCGGCGGCGGACTTGTCCTGATCGGCCTTCGCCGCGTCCGCCATTGCCTTATTGATGCCGTTGACCGCGGCGGTCATGCCCAGCAGCTGGGCTTCGGCGCTCAGCAGCCCAGCTGCGCTGATCCCCAGCTTCATGTCTTCCATCTGGGATTGCAGCAAGGCAATCTGCGCGCGCAGGTACGCGAGTTTCGCCTCGGCAGCAGCGATGTCGACGTCGGACGTCATTTTTTCCATGCTGGCGGCCAGCCGGGATTCCTGCGCTTGCAGGCCGGTCAGCTTTGCCACCGCCGCGGTGTCGTCCACGTTCAGCTGGAGGTTGGTCAGGGTCCTGGCGAACGCCGCCATTTTCAGCTGGAGACCGGCCATTGTGGCCAGCGCCTTGGCGTCATTCGCGTCGATCGGGATGTCCGCGGCTACCCCGCTGAGGGCTTCCAGCCGCTCCCGCAGATCGATGATCTTGGCTACGGCGTCTTCGGTTTCCGCGTTGACCTGGATGTTGGCGTTCTGCTGGAGGGTGCTCAGGAACCGGCCCAGCTCGTCCCGGTTGATGTCGAGCCCGACCGGGACGGTGGGGCTGACCCCGGCCGTGGCCTTCTTAACCCCCGCGACCAGCTTCGCCCGGAAGCCGTCCACATCGGGGCTGATAAGATGACAACGAACGCGTCACCAAGCATTCTTGCCATTAGTTACCACCCCCCTACGCAGGGTGACAGCTGAACTGCCCTGCAAGAGAGGCGGATGGTGCTTATGAGCCCGGCAACGTGTGCTGGGGCCGAGCGGAACTCCCGTCGCTGCCTTCCATAGCTGCCCCATCACAGCTCCTCGGCGATCGACCAGAGCCCGGTGGTCAGGAACGGGTACTCGTTGCGGTCGATACGCGGCTTCTCCAGGAAGATGGCTGGGTCGGCTGCGGCGTTGGCGCCGCCGTAGATGTGGCCGCCGGTATAGCCCATCCACGGCCGGATCGTGCCGAGCGTGTACCCGGGCGGGTTGGCGTCGCTGCGCGCCGACCAGCTGCGCGAGCGCCTGATCTGGACCTTGCTCCGGGCGACAGCCGCGATCTGCTCGGAGGTTTCGATGATGAACTGCCCGACCAGGCCCTCCGGGGTGTTCAGCATCTCCTCGATCGCGGCGTCGTCCCAGGTCGTGTCAGCCACTGGGGCCTCCCCTGGCTGTCTCGAACTCCTCGAAGAACGCCGCGTTGTAGTCCCAGCGGCAGGCCACGCACAGCCAGATACCCCAGGCCGGGCACCAGTTGATCTGGCTGAGCCGGCCGCACTCTTTGCAGCACTCCTGCCCGGGTGCCACAGCCGGGGCGTCCATCACAGCCGCTCATCGCCTGCGGCCCCGGGCTGCCCCACGACCGGGGCGTCCGGATCGGCGAAGGTCATGCCGACTGCTTCCTGGTGCGCTTTCAGGGCCTCCCGTGCGACGTCCTCCGGGTTCTCGCGCTGCCCGATCTGGCCGTCGAAGTCCTCCTGCTGCTCTGCGTCCATGTGCTCCACCTGGATCGAGTACGCGACATTGCACATCTGGCGCGGGGTCAGCGCCTCGACGCCTTTCCCTGTCGCCCGGAGGAGGTCCCCGTCGACCCTCGCGAGGTGGTGCGCCGCCCACCCGAGGAGGTTCCGGGCGGCGGCGTAGGGCGGCCGGCGATCAGCTCGATCGTCTTGGTGATGACGTCCATCAGGTCGTCCGCGTCGGCCTTGGTGATCATGGCGTGTTCCTCGAATTCGCCCCAGTCACCGCGGTCGTACACCTTGCACGCGGGCTCGTTGTCCGCCTTGCAGAATTCGCATTTTCCGCAGCCGGGGCAGCCCGGGTGGATGCAGTCCCGCAGCAGCGTGTACATCGCACCGAGCGCCCGCGGGTCCTGCACGTTGACGTCGGCGAATGCCGCGAACTTCAGCAGCGGCATCAGGCCGATCTTGTCCGCGATCCGGAACCGGCGGCCCAGGAACTCCACCGACCGGATGGTGGTCACGGTCCCGGGAACGGCTTCCTGCTCGACATCGGGCGTGACGCCCGCGGTGGTGGCCTGGATGCCGGCCAGCTGGCGATCCAGCTCGGCAGGCGATGCGTCGAAATCGACATCGAGACCGGCGTCTTCGCTCATGGCAGCGGAACCTCCTATCGCAGAAGATCCCGGCTCCCGGAGGCCGCGGGTGGTGCAGGGCCCGGGAGCACGCAGTCACTTGCGCGCTCCCGGTGATCAGGACTCAGGTACCAGCCAGGCCGTAAGTCGGGTACCGCTGGATTCGGCTGGCCGCGTTCCAGGTGGACTTGAGCGACACAGCGGCGGTGACGCCGCCGGCGACGGCGAAGTCGGGCAAAATTGTGCCGAAGAAATACTGCGCGGGCGGCCCCATCTGCGTGCTGACGGTAGACGGGTACAGGTAGAAGTTCCTGGCCTGCCCGTCCGTGGCCGCCACGTAAGTCTGGGCAGTAGCAGTGTCGTAGAACCCCGTGAAGTCGCCGCTCGCATCGGGCAGCCCGGCCACCCAGATGAGGTTGCTGTCTCCCATGGCGGTCACATCGACCTTGGCCACCACGAAGTTGATCGACCAGTCGGACAGGAAAGACATGGGGGCAGCGAGAATCTGCGCGCCGCCCGTGCCGTTGGCGGGGTCTACACCGACGTACGCAATGCCGTTACGCCCGTGGATACGACTCACGGAGGTTGCTCCCTCGCATAAGTGCTGGGAGCCGGCTCCGGTCGCATCGGACAGCTAGGGCCGCGGCAATAGATCTGTGACCAGGTTACTCCCGCTAGTTTATTAACCATGGCGGAGGAACGCTGGAGCCCGGTCCCGGATTACGCGGGCTGGTACGAGGCCAGCGACTGGGGCCAGGTGTACTCGCTGCCCCGGGCCGCTGCTGCCGGGGGACTGCTGCACCCGAAGCTCAACTCGCGGGGGTACTACCAGGTAGGGCTGTGCAAGTACGGCCGGGTCACCCAGGTGCTGGTCGGCCGGATCGTGCTGGCGGCGTTCCGCGGCCCGTGCCCGCCCGGGAAACGGGCACGGTACGGGCCGCGAGGTCCTGCCGACAATTCGCTGGAGAACCTGCGCTGGGGCTAGCCGGTGACGGGTGGCACGTCGGCCGCGGCGTCGGCGGTTTCGGTGGCCAGGAAGGCGTCTGCCTGGGCCTGGGCAGCGGCCACGGCATCCATGGTGGTCTGGGAAATCGAGCCCACGCCACCGGCCGCGACTTCAGCCAGCAGCTGGCTGACGCTGCCCTGGATGCCGGTGAGCACGGTGGCGGCCTGGGTCAGGTCCCCCTCGATCTTGGTGACGGTGGCGAGAATGGTGGCGTCCTGGGTCATGATTTGCTCCAGCAGTGCGATAACGGTGTTCATGGAATTGGAGAGGCTGTTCACGGTCTTCTGGGTGGCAGACAGCGTGGATTGCACCGCGAGCAGGGTTGATTGCTGCGCGGTGGCGGGAGTGATCGCGCTAAGTCGCAGCCAATTGCGCATTGAAACCGTGTCTCCAGCCGGGAGCGTAAGCAGCATCTCCGGCTCTGGCCGCTTGCTGCGCGCGGCCGGCCACGGTAAGGCAGAGCCAGTCTAAGCCCCAGGTCGCGCTAGTACCTCTCCAGCAGCTCCAGAAGAGTTTGCACATTTGCGGTAAACGTCCGGCCAGCAACAGCTTTCCGGGCCAGCTCGCCTGCCCGCTCGCGCTCAGGGCCGTGCGCCAGCCACCAGCGCAGCTTCTCGCCCGCTTCGCCGGGACTGCCGAAAGTAGGCAGCATGGACAGCAGCTGATCGCCCTCAGCGCGCGGATCGCGCAGGAACGGCAGGCCGCACGCCGCCATCTCCACCTCCCGCGGGCCCATCGCCTGGGCGACGTCGGCAGCGTGGGTCTCCTCGCCTTCCCGGCGGTAGAAGTTGAGGCCCATCCGGGCATGCCGGTACAGCTCGGCGGCGTCCGCGTTGTCCACGCAGTCAGCCTCGATCCCCACCCCGGTCCCGATGAACTTCGCCAGCGGGGAGGTCGCCGGCAGCTTGCCCCAGTCGTTCCCCGCGATCAGCACGTCCAGGCCGTCCAGGTCCATTGCTTCGAAGAATTTGATCCGGGATTCAAAAGCGGTGCCGATGAACGCCAGCTCGGCGGCCATCTCCAGGTCCCGTTCCCCGGTGCGCGGATGGTGCACCGCGGGCCGGTAGGCGTGCGGCATGTACACCGCCGGGATGCCCTGCGCCCGGAACATGTCCAGGTTGGCCGGGTCGTTGAGCATGTTGAGGTCGGCCAGCTGCCCGCGGATCAGCTGCTCGTCATCCTGGTACGGGCTTTCGGTGTGCAGGATGACGATCTTGTGCCCGTGCGCCCGGATCAGCCTGAACAGCCGCTCGGTCATGAAGAACGCGCTGATGAACATAACGACCTGCGGGGCGAACGTATACAGCGCGTCGGTCAGGCCCTGCATCGAGGTGACCAGGGCCTGCTCCTGGGACATCGCCTGCTTGATGATCAGGCGCCCTTCGCTGTCCTTCAGGTCTTCGCCGTGCTCGTCTGTTTCGGGCATCAGCACCTTGGAGTAGAAGATCAGCCGGTCGTTGGTGTTGAAGGTCGCGACGTCGATCCCCAGCTCTTTGAACGCTTCATGCCAGCCGGTGAAGACGTCATGCACGCTGAAGTCGGGCTAAAGGCCCAGGGTGAACCATCAAGATCCTCATGGGCTGACCACCCCCTTATGCACCATCAGCAGCCGCACGGCTACGCGCCAACGGTGAAGCCCTTGGCAGCCAGCCAGATCCCCAGCGCTTCCCGCAGGCGGTGTGAGAAGGGGTGCGTATCTGCCATCCACTGCTCCGCGACCGTTGCGAGCGCCTGATCCGCAGCGTCCGGTCCGGGCGGCGGCACCGGAGCGGGCGGCACCGGAGTGGGCGGCACCGGAGTGGGCGGCACCGGAGCTGGCGGCACCGGAGTGGGTGGTGTAACAGCGACCGGGAACGGCTTGCCGGTGATCGCGGTGAATTCCGCGGCGAACGCGGCCTCGTTCACGCCTGCCTGGAACTCGACCGTGCCCAGCTGCTCCTCCCAGACGACGAACCACAGTTCCTCGACTTCGTGTCCCCAGAACGCCGGGGTGAACGAGGTCTCCTCGGCCCAGGTCACGAATTTCACGTTGCCAGCCAGGTCAGGGTCGCTGCCGGCCGGCTCAGCGCCGTACCCGCCCACCATCGTGCAGTGCCCGCCATCGACCGGGCTGCTTGCCACGTAATCCCAGGGCTGGTCGTTGCCGAATTCGGTCTGGTTGATGTCCAGCACGTTGATGCCGACGCAGAGTACGCCGCCCGCAGCTATTGCCGCGCTGACTTCTGCGGCGCTGGTGTAGTCGACCGCAGCGAAGCCAACCAGTTTCGAGCCGTCCGGGCCGGGGTTGGCGACCAGCCATTCCAGCAGGGTCTGGATGTCCATCCCGCCGTCAGCGGGTGAGCCGGGCCCGGTGGATGAGCCGCCTGTGGGATCGAAGTCCGGATTCTGGGTCTTGTAGACAGCTAGCACCTCGGACCAGGGCGGGTACGAGCTGTGGCCGCCAATCACCGTGCTGATCGTCCGGCGGGTGTTGGCCCACCAGACGCCTACGCAGTCACCGCAGCCACCGAAACCGGGCGCCACGGTGTTGTCCGGTCCGTTGCCCAGCATCTTCCAGCCGCCGCCCATCGGCCTGATGTAGTCCACGGCGGCCGGTGGCGGGGCCTCCACCGGCCCTCTGCGGCGGATGTCGCGGAACTGGATCGCTGGTGCCCGTTTCGGCGGGCGCCGGCCGTAGGTGCCGGTCACACGACGCTGTGGTGTGCTCATCAGATTGCCCCGATCTGTACGTTTATCCGGGCGCCGAAGTAGGTCTCGCCCGCGTAATCGATTCGGCCATAGTTGCTCACGGTCATAGGTTCGCAGAAATGCACCGCGCTACCAAGGGTCGGATCAGCCATGATCGCGCCCGGGATGGATTCAGTCTCCCCGGACCCGATACCCAGGTAAGCATCCAGCGCCCGCTGCGTGCGCTCAGATGTGGCCGCATCTGAGATGACGATCAGAACGATCAGGTTGATTGTCAGGGTGCCGTCCACCGTGTCGCCGAACTTGGCCAGCGGCTGGCCGGGCAGCACGATCGCGACCGGCGGGCTGATTGAATCGCGGGCCTCGGCCATGGTGCGAAGCCCTGTGCGAGTGCCGATCTGGCTAGCTAGCGCGGCTCTGATAGCCAGGATGTCCGCCATGTCTTCCTTAATGCAGAAAGACCTGGCTCCTGACGGCCACAGGTTACTGAGTGATCACAGACTACGCCGGTTGCGGCCCCAGCTAGCATAGTGCCGGAAGACCGGGTGGGGAGCCTGGCTCCAGGGGGAACGGCGCGTGTCATGAGGGTTCTTATTCTGCTGCTCGCGCTCGCGGGCGCGACTATCGTGCTGTTCGTGGTGACTTACCCGGGCGGGCAGCCCGCTTGCCTGCCAGCAGGCGACGGTCACCCGCCGTCGTCTATCCGCCAGTGCCAGGCTTATTCCACGCCGTCACCGTGAGTACGCCTCTTCAGCAGCAACTGCTGTATGGCAGGCAATGGCCACCTCTGCTCCTGCCTTTCCAGCAGCGGCTTTTCCCGCCGCACCGGCTGATCCAGCCGTCCGTGGTGGAGCAGGCCATCGACGTGGTGTGGCACTACCCGGGCATGCAGCAGGCCCTGGTGATCGCGGCCGGGGCGCTGCTTGTTTTCGTTCTGGCGAAGGCGGTTACGTACGGGATGTACCGCCGCCGATCGGGTGACATGCTCCCGGGCGCGCCGGAAGACGATGAGCACCACTCTTACTTCAAGCACCAGTGGCGCCGCAGTCTCACCATCACGTATGCGCTGCTATCGGCCGGCGGCCTGTACGGGCTGTACGAGGTGTACACCAAATCCTGGGTGTGGTACCCATTCCTGATCACGCTGGCGGTAATGGTCCCGTGGACGCTGTACATGATCGTGGTGACGCTGCGGAAGCCGACCATTAATATCGACACCCACGCACTGAGGGTGCGCGATCTGCGCCGGCCATCGGTGGACGTGTTCGTTCCTACCTGCGGGGAAGACCCGGCCGTGGTTGGCAACACCTATCAGCACGTGCTCGACCTTCGCTGGGACGGTGAACTGAACCTGTACGCGCTGGACGATTCACCCACCGAATCGCTGCGGGAGCTGGCCGGGCTGTACGGACTTACTTACCTGCGCCGTGATGACTGGCCGAAGGGGAAGAAGTCAGGCGGCCTTAACAACGCGCTGAAGCAGTCTCAGGGTGAGATTGTCGTTGTGTTCGACGCTGACTTTGCTCCTGCTCCGTCGTTTCTGGAGCAGACCGTCCCGTATTTCGGGGATGGCGAGGTGGGGATTGTGCAGACCTCGCAGTATTTCGGCATCACCCGCAGGGACACGGTGAACTGGATCGCCCGGCTGTCAGGTGTGGTCCAGGGGATGTTCTTCTGCTGGAGCCAGCCAGGCCAGCAGAGCAGGAACGCGGCGATCTGCGTCGGCACCAACGTGCTGTACCGGCGCACCGCGCTGGATGAGATCGGCGGCTTCCCCTGGTGCGAGACGGGCGGGGAGGACGTGGTGACCAGCGTGGAAATGCTTGCCAGGGGCTCGCAGACGGTGTACGTCCCGGTCAACCTGGCGAAAGGGCTGTGCCCGGATACGTTCAAGGGGGTGATCAATCAGCAGTACCGGTGGTGCCTCACTACGCTGGGGCTCATCTTCCCCGTCCGGGGGATGGACGGCGCTGACCGCGGATTCTGGGCCTGCAAGATGACGCTCACCCAGCGGATTGCCTACCTATCCGGGATTCTGTATTACCTGCAATCGCTGCTGACTCTCGTGATCAGCGTTATGCCCGCCCTCATCATGCTGTGGGTGTACCCCTTCCAGGTCGGCCCCGGGAACTACCTCCCGATCGCGCCCGCGATGCTGTCGATGCTGGCGCTGCCGCTGATGATTCCCGGCTGGCGGCCGGAGATGCTGCGGCTGTCGGTCGTCTACGGCGTCGCGCATCTGCTCGCCTGCGTGGACGCGGCCACCGGCCGGATTCAGGGCTGGGTGCCAACCGGGGGCAAGACGGGAAAGAAAAACCGCACCCCGGTACGGGCTGCCGTTCTTATCCGCGGCTGGGTAATCGTGACGCAGGGTCTCATGTTCTGGGCCCTCGCCCGCGACCTGCCGATTTACGGTCTGCCCGCCTACTGGATTCCGCTGGCGCTGGCCATCGCGCAGGCGATCGTCCTGGGGCCACTGCTGCTGCCCGGGTATGGCACGGCGGGTATAAGGCTCAGAATCTGGCAGGCGCACGGCCGGCACCGCAGACTACGGCAGCAGACCACTACGGTCCCGCCCCGGGACATGCTCGTGAAAGAGGAGGCCACGCTGTGAGCACACCGCCAACTCCGGCCAACCTGTTCTGGGGGCTGAACATGGACCCGGACGGTAAGACAGCAGTTCCCGGCTGGACCCAGATCCAGCCCTCGGACCTTCCTGGAGGCAGCCCCGTGCCCGCTCCCGCGCCTGTGACGCCCGCGCCTGTGACGCCCGCGCCTGTGACGCCCGCGCCTGTGAC